AAACAGGCAGCGTCATTGTGAACCGTACTGCATTGTTGACTTTATTTCTGGTGCAGAGTGGCAGTCGAAGCAATCACCGTGGATTAGCGTTAATGAACGGTTGCCGGAAGAAAATGAGAATATCATTATTATGTGTGAGCATGGCGCAATATTTAATGGTACATACTGTAATGGAGTATGGTTCTGTATGGATGGTTATATTCATGATATATACAAAAGTAATCCGATTTATTCTTCAATGAGTAGCATACCTTCGTTATGGGAACCAGTAGCATGGATGCCCATCCCGTCTTTCGATGATATACTCGAAGCCAACAGGGATGTACTGGAAAGAATTAAAGATAAAGGAGATTGAATATATGAAAGTAAATAACGGAATAATAATTGATGGAGTGCTGCATGAATCATCAGAAGGATTTTGTAATGAGTGTTCCTTATCCCGGGAATGCTGTAATATTTTAGATGATAACTATTGTGCCATACTAGATTTGGGAATAGGTCAGTGTTTTGTCAATCGTGGTAAAGTAACGGATATTAAGATAGAGGAGGAAAAGAAATGAAACAGGTATTGTCATTCAAGCAAATGAAGCATTTACAAGAACTTGGATTATACCATATCTACACCTTGCAGGATATTCTCGATAAGCTGCCTTGCTTCGTCGGCAATCAAGTGCTGACCATCCAAAAACTTGCAGATAGCTATACGTGCTTGTATATGGAATCTTATACTAGGTCTATGATAAATATTACAGAAAGTAAAGAACTCATTGATGCAGCTTACGAAATGCTGTGTTGGTGTATTGAAAACGGATATGTTAAAGTTGAAAAGGAGGAATAACTATGGGATTTACAACACCGTGCTTTATACGCAAAAATACTGATAATATTAGAAATAGATTAAAAGAACTTGGCTATTATTGTAATCCATATTTAGGTTGGCATAATCTATTTACTTGTATATTTGGAATTATTTCGGTTTATTCATGGTACGATGATGATATAAATGCTCTTAAAGAAAGAGATGTCCTTGTTGATTGCGGAGCGAACGAAGAACTTTTCCTGGCTATCGCTGCATTAAGGGATGATATAGACAAGTTTCAATGGTTTACCGATGGGGATAAGTGGATTCTGTGTCCTGCAATCAAGTTCTCTACCTATTGGGTTTACAATGATATTGATGTTAATATAGATACCGTTCACAAGGCTACCGTAGACGAACTGATTGAACACTTTAAAACAAAGGAGGAACAACTATGACCGAAGAACTCGTAACATTAGAAACAGCAAAGATGCTGAAAGAGAAAGGGTTTAATGAACCATGTATGATTGCTATGAATATTGAAGATGGTAGACAATATGGTACTAATAGAACAAATAGCGAGTTACCAATAAAAGTATGTTCCCATCCTACTCAATCCGTTGCACAAAAGTGGCTACGTGAAACCAAGAACCTGCATATCGAAATATCCTATATGTATGAAAACTATTGGACGTATGATATACTGACAATTCCGAGGCATGACTTGATAGGATTGTCTGACAGACCTATTGTCCGTTATAATATCTACGAGGAAGCACTGGAAGCTGGAATACAAGAAGCATTAAAACTTATATGATTATGGAAATAGCAGAATCAATATTTAAATTCATCCTTGCCTCATTAAATGTTTGTGCTCTTGCATTTACTTTAATTTTGGTAAGCAAGTGGCATATACGCATGGAGAATAAGCTGGATGATATAGAAAGATATGTCCGCCATGTGTCAGATCGTAACGATATTGTTTACATTAACCAGCTTTCGGAATTGCAAAGACTGTTGATAAAAGAGGAACGGTATGAGGAAGCTGACAAGATTGGGAAAATAATCAAGGATGAAGAAATTAAATTAGGAATAAGGGAATGAGCAATATTAATTTGAACGAACTACGGGATCGTGCTTATAAGACCGCCTGTGAGCACGGTTTCCATGATAAAGAATTGAGTAACGAACACTGCCTTTGCCTTATCGTTGGAGAGCTTATGGAAGCGGTAGAAGCGGATCGGAAAGGGAAACGTGCCGACAGAGAATCTTTCAAGTCTTCCTATGAGAATGAAGAGCCGCATTACAATGCCGATTTCAAGTATAGTTTTGAAAAATATATCAAAGACTGTGTGGGGGACGAGCTTGCTGATGCATGCATACGCCTGTTTGACTTGTGTGGGCTTCGTAAGATAGACATTAATGGTTTTACAGAGGAAATGATATACGAGGCAACGGAAAGCTGCAACGGGGAAACATTCACGGAAAGCATATACGCCATATCCACATTGCCAATTCGTTATTTTTATGAATATAATTATTCTTTTGAAAGTCAGATAGGTCATATGTTATTATCAATCTTCGGGCTTGCCAAGCATATGAACATAGACCTTATATGGCATGTGGAGCAGAAGATGAGATACAATGAACTAAGACCTAAGTTGAACGGAAAAAGATATTGATTATGAAAACAATTATATTTACAATCATATGTATTATCGCCCTATTATGGGTCGGAGATCTAACAATTACATTTAAACCGTTTTCCATCTCGTTGCCCGGTTGGCATAAGCCTGTAGGTATCCTTCTATTTTTTCTGTCAATGGCGGTATATACTATAGGGGAATATACTAAAGGCTATAAACAGGGTTTCGATGATGGGATAAAGAATGTGTTGAAATACTTAAAAAGAAATGCACTTAATGGGAAATATAGCTCTATGAAAGCTCCCAATCAGACTTTATGCCAAATTTGCATGACTTTCCAGCATTCTTGGCTTATTGAAAATCGTATTTGAAGCCCCCTAAATCTTTACTTTAGCGGTAGTTCACAATTTTGTGATAAGAAAAATAGAATAGTTAGTGGTGATTCTTTGGAGTTGTCGCTAATTTTTTTAAAGAAAATTATTCGCAAAAATGCGAATGAATAAAATTAAAATGCTATCTTTGCATTAAAGAAACAAATGAGATGGTAGTAACGTTTGATAAAGAGTATCTGAAAGAATTGTATGAGTTTGGAAAGGCGAATGATAAAAAGCATCGTTTTCAACCTGATATCGTACGTAGATATAAACGTTGTATAGATATAATAATCAGTGTCCCTGATGTAACTTCACTTTGTAAATACAATGGGCTGAGTTTTGAAAAATTATCAGGGGACAAAAAGGACTTTTGCTCTGTTAGAGTAAACAATCAATATCGTATTGAATTTACAACCACAGAGGTGCAAGGTGAAGTAGTGACTACCATCTGTAATATAATTGAATTGTCTAACCATTATAAATAGAAAGTTATGATTAAAATAGATGGCGTAGACCCTAAAATGATAGCTAATAACTTAATTCCTTTTGAACCGACACACCCGGGAGAAGTATTAAAAGATGAAATTGAATTTAGGGGTATTTCTCAAAAGAAACTTGCTAAAGAGATGGGTGTGTCTTATACTGTATTAAATGAAATTCTGAATGCAAAGCGTTCACTAAATACAAAATATGCTATGCTCCTAGAAGCCGCGTTAGATTTAGATGCGGAACCTTTGCTCAAAATGCAAACATCTTATAATTTGCAAATGGCAAAAAAAGACAACAGGTTTATGGAGAGAATTAATAAGGTGCGTAAGATTGCAGCGTTATTATGATTGATGTTAGAGAATTAAGGATTGGTAATTATGTACACCTTTTTAAGAGTTTTATTATAATTTAGGCGTGATTCCATTTGGTTTCACGCCTTTTTGTACCATTCTCTAAAGTTTTTTCAAATACTTTACAGTAACTTTCTAAAGTTTACTTATATTTCTTCATCTCCGGCAAATGTTTCCTTATGTCACTAATACGTGTTGCGTCACTCGGATGCGTACTCATGATCTCTGGCACTGAACCCGATCCGCCCGCCGACATCTTCTGCCAGAATGTGACGGCCACATTCGGATTATAACCAGCCATCGTCATAAGAATAAGCCCCATATAGTCAGCCTCGGTTTCATGTTTGCGTGAGAATGGAAGCATCACACCGTATTGTGCTCCAAGACCATAGACTATATTCCCGGCTTTCTGTATGGCGGCGGACTTTCCACTGAGAGCCTCCCCCAAAATTTTCGCTCCGTATTGTGCAACCAGCTGCTGACTCATACGCTCATTGCTATGCTTGGCCACAGCGTGCGCCACTTCATGTCCGATAACTACAGCCAGTTCGTCATCAGAGGAAACCAGATTCATCAGTCCCTCATACACAACGATTTTGCCTCCCGGCATACAGAAAGCGTTCACCTGATTATCCTTAACCAGATTGAATTCCCATGAGAAGTTCCTCACCTCACCGGACATTCCATTATTTTCCAAGTATTGTTCCGTGGCAGCGGCTATTTTCTTTCCGACACGTGTCACCATCGCTTTCTTTGTCGCGTTACTTGATATCGGTGCCGACTTGATATATTCCGAATACTGGGTCAGACTTGATGAAAGCACTTCGGAGTCGGATACAAACAGCATCTGTTTCCTGCCTGTCAAAGGAACACTTCCACAACCATATAACAGAAGCACGGTTGCAAATAAAGTCACAATTTTTTTCATGCACCTATAATTTTAAAAGTATGAACAAAGTTAACGATTATTTTCTAATTGGGATAAGTCGATATATGAAAAAGCATTGCACATATCATTGGACGGTATTCATACAAAGCGCGACTGAAATGAACATGTCAATATCCAACTTTAACTTAAATCAAGTTTAACTCACTGTTAATCAGATGGTTATATTTGTACACATCGCTAATAATCAGTATCTTAGCTATATAAAAGAAACCAATATTACTAACAATTAAAACATAGAAGATATGAAAGCAACAGATATTAAAATGTACATCAGTACATTGTCTATTATCAAAAAAGGTCAAGAAATTGAATGTGGTGACTTTTTAGGTGGTAGAAAGGTAAATGCCAGTCAAGAAGATGCCTTGAATAGCATGAAAAATGCTGTATATATGTATTTGTTTGCATCTATCATGAAGAAGGATAAAGGTTACAAAACAATGGCATTCACAATAACCGCTTGCAATTCTGCTATTTATGATAACAGCATGAAGACAGAGGTTGTATGTAAGGTTGGTTATAAAGAAATGATACAGCTTATCAAAGATGGGTATAGAAGTCCACTATTTGATACTCGCAAGCTGAAATCATTGGTAGATATGAGACTTAAAGAGCTAAAGATAGCATAATAACCAGCAGGGCGAAAGCCCTGCGCAACAAAAAAGAATATGACCAAGAAAGAATTAATTGCAGCACTTGCAAATGTAAATGATGACGCGGTGGTATTGTTTGGCACGAAAGAAATTCAGTTTTTCGGTGCATTTGCTACACAGGTATATATTAACTGGGATAGTAATGAGGTTCTTATAGCCAATAAGCACACAGATGCCACAACACCAGTTTACTGCGAGTTATTACATGAGGATAAAACGCATTAACATAAATCGGCAGGGCGAAAGCCCTGCGCAATATAGAAGAATATGAAAGAAAATATATTTTTAAAAGCAGTTATAGAAAAACCGTTATTGAATAATGAACCAGAAGTTTTACACCTTTTCGTTCAAATTATCAATGAAATAACTTCTTGTATGTCAGAAGACGAGTTAAGAGGCTGTATGAGCTCTTTAATAGTAAGACACCCTTATTTTAAACTGTTTTTCGATTATGGTTTCGGACATAATCATATGTGGGTGAAAGCATCAGGTTCTTTAGAAAGATTGATATTGGTTGAGTTCTAATCCGGTAGCCTTATGGCTACCACAATATACACGATTATGAAAGCAGATTTAGTTTTAGTTATCAGCCCTGAAGCCCCACTGATGAAGCAACTGGGCAAGGTATTGGGTAAGATGGTAACCCCTTATGACTTCTCTACTATAGAGAGGGGTGAAAAGTACATCACCATACAGCATGATGAAACAGGGCTTGTAGTGGCTTATACGAGTGAAGAAAGATTGAACGTAAAAATGAATTAAGAATGAAGAATGTATTAGAATCTTTGAAAGAAAGTGTCAAGAGTGGCAAAATCACAATCAGAGAGGCAGCTATAAAGCTGCATAAAGCAGGGTGGACGAGTTTTGTAGACGTGGATAAAACGAAACAATTACTTGAATTATGAACTCAATAAATGTAAACGGTTGCAGCGTATGCCAGCCCGGCAAAGAGAATTACACTACCTACAACACCAGGTTGAGAGGTAAAAGAGTGAGAATGTACCAGTACGATTACCGTACTGAAAGTGGTGAACTCTTTGCTTGTTGTGCACCTACCTTAGAGGCGTGTAGAGAAAGACGGGACAAATGGTTGGACGCTAAAAATAAATCAGTATGTTGACAATAGAAATACCAAAATCAAATAGAAGAAAATCCGAGGAAGACGCACTTGCATCTTTCATCCTCTCGGAAATCAAAGAGAAAGGTGAATGTGTTTACTTTCATTATGGCGTAGGATGGGGAAATAACTGGCCTCATTGTTGGGCAAAAAATACTGGAAGTGACGCTAAAGACAGACACCAAATTTCGGAGTTGGCGCACGATAATGTCATAAGAGCATTTATAGACAAAGGCTATTCTGTCGAGTATAGAAGTGAAATAGCTGCCGGAAGATATGTGATTATTAGAGGGTGAACTACAATGGAAACGAAAAGAGACAAAATTTTAGAGAAGCTTCGTAAGCTGATGAACCTAAAAGAATCAGCTAAAGCGTTAGGCAATGAAGGCGAAGCACATGCGGCAGCAGCAGGTATCGCCCGTCTGCTGATGGAATACAACCTGTCAGAAGAAGATATACCAGAGCAGGAGAAACTGGAGAACCCGGTAATAGCAGAAGAGATACTTTACAAGGTTGAAATGAGCAACGGTGTTTGGTATGATTTTCTTGTATCAACGGTATGCGAATATAATATGTGCCGAAGCCTTATTGTAAGCAGGCCCAAGAATTACCGTATGGTAAGGGATAAATTTCAGATCATTGGTCGCAAGAAGAATGTAGAAGTAGTGTTGTATCTGATTTCATTCTTGGCGCATCAATTTGTTATTATCTGGAAAAGGAAATATCCAAACTACAAGTATGAATGTATTCGTAAATATGGAATTACGCCTAAAACGCTTGCTATGTATATGAAATCCTTTCTGTATGGCTCGTCATTGGTTTGGGCGATAAATTTGCTTCCATGAAGCAAGGTTTGGAAGAAACAAGTAATGTAACTGCATTGGTAGTCGCTTCAAAAGCAGAAATAGATGAATTTCTTAAAAATGAGAAGATTGGCAATGCACGAGAATCACAAGCCCAAATTGATAGGCTATGTGCTAAGGAAGGAATAAATGTCGGTCGAAATATTGAAATTCAAAAAGGAATTCATGCCGAAAGTGTAAGTGAAGACAGGAGATTAATGTAATGGGAACCAAAGTAACTAAAGATGGCAAAAGTTTACGAAAACAAGAAAGGATTCAAGATCATACAAGCCACTCGTGGCGAAATGATATGCGCGCTCAGTGAATATGGATGTGTCGGAATTTGCGACAGCTGTGGTTCCAGTAATTGCCAAGATGGATTCTACATCGCAGTCCTTAATTGCTGGTATTGTTCTGATTGCTTCCATAAGTGGTATGCCAGAGCTAAACGCTATGCTTCCGATGAATATGTTGAAAACAAGAATTTTGAATTGTATAAGGCTGTTTTAGGGATCTATTAGTTGTTTATGATGGTAATTTAATTTATAACATTTTGATATCAAATATATTATACATTCACATCTAAATATCAGGATATGAGAACAAAAACAGAAAAAGCAATCAATTTATTCGAGTCCGGGTGCCTGAAAGAAGCGTTATCCATCTTCCGCACCTTCCGCATCGGATTCACCAAAGAAGAACGCAGAACACTGCAAATTGCAAGTGAAAGTCTTGCCGGAAATGAGAACTTCTACCAACAGATAGGAATCGACACAGATTCCATGATAAGCAAATCGGTTGAAATAATCACAGAAAAGTATTTGAGCAATCAAAAAGTTTAGTGTAAAATAGGGCGTAAAGCTTGTTACATTATAACTAATTAGTTATATTTGCATCATGGAATCAATAGAAACTAAAACCACTGATATAAGAACCATATACAAGACAGAGGAATTTGAAGAGTTCTACAATGATCTAAATGCAAGGGTAAAGGATAAGTTCGAGTATACATTTGAACTTGTACAAACGGTGTATGCCTTGCCTGTAAAGTATATAAAGCATTTGGATGGAACAGACTTATATGAAATGCGTGTGTCAGTCGGCTCTAATGAGTACAGAACTGTGTTATTTGCAATTGACAACAGCAATGTCATTTTAGCAACAAAAATAATCCTGCTTAACGGATTTTTAAAGAAATCTACAAAGGATTACAATAAGCAAATAGCCAAAGCAATACGAATTTTAAAAGATTTAGCATTATGATACAGTTAGATGAAAAGAAGTTGGCAAGACTCAGAACAACCAACCAGCAACTTAATGAGAAATATGGGGAACATGGTACAGATACTCGTGAGAAGTTCAATGAGAAGTCGATGGCATGGTATTATGGTGATATACTTCGTGAACGCCGCAAGGAGCTAAAATTGACCCAGAAGCAGTTGGCGCAGAAAATTGGTAAGGAGCAAAGTTATATCGCCCGTGTGGAAAAAGGGGAAGTAGATATCCAGTTATCAAGTTTTTTCCGCATTGCGCGTGCGTTGGGTATCGAGTTTACGCCTACATTTGTTTGAAGTTAATTTTATATTCATAGAACATTTGCTTGCATTAAGGCAGAATGGAGAAGTCCGTTCTGCCTTTTTCGTTTCTGCAAGTAAAAGTTAAATCTTTGTCTTTCAGTATTTTACGATGAAAATAAAAGATATAAACCATTGTAAATCAATTATTTATTTGTATCTTTACAATATCAAAATAACACCTATTAATAACAAGTAAAAGTAAAGAGCAATGAAAACAGAAGAACTTATCAGATACTACAAAGCAAACATTGAAGCTATTGAAAAAGGATTGAACAACGACTCTCTTTCAGCAGATAAAAA